AATTCATCACTCCCACCGGCTTACGCCGGTATGTAATTCCACTTTCTACGCAAGGCGGTCTTTGGCCGCCTACCGTAGAAGCCAGATTTCCAATCGGAGTCCGGCGCTGGGTTCTCAATGAAGAACTGCAGCATGGAGTTACTATTATCGCGAGCGCGCTTTGTCCCTACCGTGGTAGGCACTAGGCTTTTCATCTCATACCTATGGAGTTTGCTATTATAGCGAACTTTAAGGTGATGGGTTTGGCAACCCTGAGAGAATGAAAAATGCGCAAGCGGAACCTGCTCTGCCTGAGTTACGGGAATGTCTAATTCCCTGGCAGAGAAAAGTCCACAGCTGGCATGCCAAAAGCCAGCTTTGTGCAGGTTGTTACCAACCTCCACAAACCTCACAATGGACTCAGGTTTGCGTGCATCGTAACTCAAATCTCGTATGTAGGTAGGTGTGACGTCGATGCCTTTATAGGCATCGATTCCACAAGCTTCCCTAAAGAAGCCCCTACCATGAGACTTGTCACGATTAACCTTCATTCCGCAAGCGGTCAAAAGGTCGCACGTACGCTGGTAAGCAAACGTGGGTACGATAATATCATCACCGTACACACGTATGCTATAAGACGCTTCCTGTAGTGTTTCGATGGATGGCTGATAGCCACCTTCAATCAACACAGCAGTTAGACATATGGCATAGTATGCCAATGACTGCACAGGAAACGTCACAGCCGACCCCTGGTGGGCAAACTTCTCTAACTTCCGTGGCCCGTCACCTACATCGTAGGTTGTGGCACGGGAAGCTGCGAGATAGCGGAGCAATGGCTCATTGTGAGCAAAAAGCTCCTCCACCAGTGCGAGTGATAACCTGTCAGATGCAGAGCTAAGATCGATAGTGGCAAATAAGCCATCTATCGAACCAGCTCTAGCGCCGACCTGTGATTTAGTTTGATTACTAATATCGACAGAATCGAAAGTCAAGCTTGGAATATGCTTACGCAAAAACCATAGCAGACTTTGCTGACAGTACATCCGCGAAACGGACTCTGCGCCGATAATCCTTGGACCTTTCATGGTCTTTGGTACGGCAAGGATTTTGACTGGTATGTCAATATCCTCTAGAGTTCCGACCGGTCTTATACCATAATTTACGATGGCAAACTCTTCCATCGGGAACATGGTATTGAGCTTAGATGACCAATCTGGGAACGAATACTTATCGCCCCAGGACATCCCTGCCACAGCACCTCTGCCGTGGTTTGGGATCAGGTCATTAATACTAGGCACAGGTATATGGTTCGCAATGTGTGAGAACACGCGAAACATAAACCAAGACTCAGTCTGAGACAAGCCGAACTTCTGACGAAGCCGCCTTGTCGATCCAATATCCCAACGTGGATATTCGATGACTGACGGATTTCCCTTGAAACCATCACCTGGTATAAGGAGATCTTCTGTGAGAGGATCTTCCCATACCCTGAAGGTTCCGGGATACTCGCGACCAATCTCTTGATCAAGCCTTACGAATTCTGCAATAGCATCATTCGTTGCTTGATCAGAGCATGGACGAACAATCTTCTTAAACATTCCGAGCAATTGCCGGACAAAAAGAATGTTGTTCGGGTCGACTGATTTGGAGAGGTTACCATCCTCATCATAAATTTCAACCCATAGTTGGTTGAAGAGACGAGGAAGAGGAGTCTTTGGCATAGAGCCAAGTATCCTCCGGAGTTCGGATAGGTTGACACAACCATCCGATAAACTCCGATCGACCAATTTCATGGCACTCGGAAAGTCTTGGTAGACTACCCGTAAGCCACGAGTATTGATCAACTTCTCCAGTTGCATAAGGTCCTGGGTTGGACTCATGCAATTTCCAGCATACGCAGAGATATCCATTAGGATTTCCCTGTACACGCGGATAACGAGTTTCACTTCCTTTTTCATAATAGGATCCTTTATGGTTCGTAGTTATGGAAGGTTGCGAAACCGCTGTCATTGTGAGAATAGCCGTAAGGACTATTATCACAAGTGCGAGCCGGAGCAAGTTAGCTTGCCCGGTCCATGATCGCGTCAACATTGCTGTTGATGAAATCACGGAGCGCAGCATCCAGGTAGCCCAATGTAGTGCTATCCTGTTTGCCCTGATCGGTCACGAGACGTTCATAAAGACGTTCGTGCTTCGTCAGTACGCCCTCAGCATCGTATGTCTTCGCATGAAGAGTAACGATGTGAGACTCACCATTCCCGATGTTATTCGGGAGAGTGTGTCCGATCTGGAGAACCAGATCGAGGGTTGCGGAACGGAAGAAGTATTCAGACTTGTAATCTGACTCCTTCGTCCGACGCAGCGCATATGCAGTGCCGTTATAATTGACGGTAACAGTGGTTGGCAACATGGAAGTTGTCCTCTCTTTGGATTGTGCAATACAACCATCGAGAAGATATTCGAAGCTTATATTGCGTTCTGTTAAGGATAGCGGTTCATCCGCTATTCCGGTTAGTTTCTAATCACGCCTCGGCGTCCTTGGAGCATTCCAAGAGACGCAATAATTGAGACTTGATTAGCGCTAAAAGCAGGAGCTGTGAAGGTAGGATAGCTGTGAGGTACAGCCCTTACTTCACGTCTCTTCCGTTCAATTCGATATGAGGATTTACCCTCGATATCGATAAGACCTCTACCCTCACTATACTCATAGTAAGGAATATCAGCTGTGGCCACATAGTGCCACATGATATTGAGGTCCTTGTGACGATAAGAGATTGTGCCACGGGTTTGATTGAGCATGTCACCAATGTTGGTGAACCAGTCAATCAACCATGTAAATGGAATTGCATTCCAGACTGTTTCCGCATTAGCGGATAGCCCGAAAATGAGCTTCTTGGAAAGTTTGTCCAAGTCGCTACCCATTGGAAGGTGATCCAACAGTTCCAATCGCATGGTGTACCACGCGTCGGCCTTATACGTCCACGGTACTTGTTTCCAGGTCCTAAGGTAATTCTGTTTACCTCGGATTCCCGGGCAAGTATAGTGATTCAACGTATTGACAAGGAATCCTCCTCCAGTAGTAGTCCCAAGGGATCTCTGGATTTGGCGACCTTTGGCCAATCGCCTCAGATACTCAGATCGTCTTTTCATCTCTTCGACGAAAAGGATCTGATTCCGGATATCATTGAGGAATGGTTTCCATCCAAACTGATATCCAAGATAGTCTGAGGCAACACGCTCAACTATTTCTTCGTGACCCCTCTTCCAAGAGGTCTTGTTTCCATAGTCGCGTACGAGAGTGTCAATAGCACCCAGCATTCGTGGCAAGTCCTTAAGTTCATAGAAGAACAACGGGACATCCACGACCTCCGTATTCGGATTCGCGTTGGCCATCGCTTGCGATATCAACGCGTTCCAATTTGGGCCTGTGATGGCCTTCATTGGCGTATACGAAGGCATTGGTGCTGGAGTGTTTGACCTAATGCGGAATTTCATCTTCCCAGGGTTTTGAACCCAACCGGATGTTGAAACTCTCGCAACAGTGCAAGATCGCTTGTATATATTCAACGCGGAATCCTCGTAAGGCTTCCCCGATGAATCATAGCAATGCTCCCAGAAATCCCTATATCTACCCGATGTATCAATCGGCCAGTTATAAGTGAAGTTGGTTGCCTTCTCTTCGAGAAGACCGCCAGCTGGGATTGTACCGACATTTTCTCGGTACCTTGCAACTCTTGGCATATCGTAACCTGCTTCGCGTAGGGCCGGTATGTACGTTTGCACGCATCCCCCCCTTAGGGGGG